GTGTTCCAGCGCCTTGGATTGTGAATGTGCCAGTTCCCTTTAGAGTTCCCTGATACTTCAAGTTTGCAGCGCCTGTTGCAGTTCCAACATAGATGTTGTAACCAAGTGCGCCCGTTACAGGAGATGCAACGGTGATTGTTAAAACATCGCCTGATGCAACTGCTGTATTTGCTTCTGTGCCAAGAATGGACTCACCAAAGCCATTACCTGAGATACCAGCGTCTGCTGTCACATTTACATAGTAAGTAGTTGCTGCTAGTGCTGTTTGTCCTGATGCAGCCACTGGGGATGCAAGAGTGAATGTAGGTGCTGATAGAGCGCCTGAATATCCGCTTGCTGTTCCGCGTGCCATAAGCATCATGCGCTCTTCCATCAACATTGTTGCGTAAAGAGTTGATGTTGATGACAACTGACGGAGATCTTGGTAGCCAAGACCTGAGAAGTTAGCGTCAAATGTAACGCTATCTGATAGTGAGTAAGAGTTGTACGGAAGGATCAAGTCCTGCGCAGCGTAAGAAATCTTTGGGCCACGCTCGTAGTTGATTGCTCCGAATGTTGTTGTTGTGTCCTGTGTGATACCAGGCCATGTGTTGCCGACTCCGCCTGTACCTGTACCTGTGTACCCGAGGATCTGCTTCTGACGGTGGCTTGTGCCTACGCCTTTCTTGCGAGGAATACGGTTACGAAGTGGTGTTGGGCGTGGTGTGAGCAACTTTGCAGGTGCTTCGAGGTCGAAGGCTGCAAAAGATGTTGAGAGTGGAGATGTAAGAGTGATGTCCTTCTGAATGTCCTGCATCGCCATACGCTGCGCTGCGAGTGCGTTCTGAAGTCCTGCTGCTACATCAGGTGTGAGTGACTTGTTTGCAACAAGTGCTTCCAACTGTGAAGTTGGATCGGCTGCTGGTGCTTGTCCTGGAACTGTAGATGCGTGTGAGAGTGACTTACCGAGTTCGGAAGTGTACTCATCCATACGCTCTGCGGCTTCGCGAGGAGTCGCATCACCGAAAAGGTCTGTTGCCTTTGGTGTTGAGAATGTCATTGCTTGTCCTTTGGATTAGTAGTTTCTTTTAATTGGTTTCAGCAGCCTTGGCAAAGTATTCCTCTGCAAGTTGCTTGTAACCCTTTAAAAGAACTGGGTCTGTTGTTGCATTTGCTTTTGCTTTGTAGATGGCAGCCTTGGTCAACATATCGTTGGACTTGCTGTTCAACGCTGGTGCTGTCCGCTTAGGGCCACCAGCCACGGCTAGAGACTTGGCAATTGCTAACTCAGACTCAAGACTTACCGACTTCTCAAGTGCAGCCTCTTTTGCTGCAACAAGAGTAGCGATCTCTGCTCGAAGTGACTCAGTCGCGCTCTTTACCACCTGCTCTACGATGGCTTCAACATCTGCTGCATTGACTTCTGTCTTTGCCTCAGAATCTTCTGTTGTTTCTTCAGCAGCAGGAAGTTCTTCCTCTACTGCTTCAACTGCAGCGGCTTCTTCCGCTACTGGTTCTTCTGCTTCTGCAGACTTAGGTGTTTCTGTTGGTGGAACGATCACAGTTCCAGCAAGTGTTGCGTAGGTTTCTTGAGAAGGAACTGGATTAGGCTCTGCGCCCTTTTCAGTATCCGCTTCTTCTTCTTTGGCAGCCTTAAAGCCACCCTCGCACTTGCACATCTTGTAAGACTTGTTGCAATCTGCACACATCTTGCCGTCTTCGCCTGGATCTGCAGCGCGTTCAATAATAGTTTCTTCTTCCACGACTTCTCCTTCTGCTTCTTCTCCCTCATACCAGGCATGAAGGTGAGCAACTGCCTCGAGAAGGTGAGCGATTGATTGTAGTTCGTTATGGCCCTCTTTCATTTCACCTGCTTCGATTGAGATCAGGTTTGCAAGGGCTTCTCTTGCTGCTTCGTACTGTGCTTTGTCGAACTTGAGAAGGTCGCCTACTGCCCCAACAGGTAATTCAACGGTTGTATCTATCATTGAGGCATCCTCCGATTTATTTACTGAGATTAATTGTAGGACAGATTGTAAGGCTTTGCGTAGGTCTGCATCGGTCGCTTTGGTTGGCGCTTTTCTGAAGCCCTTTTCAACTTGATCTGCTAAATCTTTCAACCCTTGCTTTGCAGGGCCAAATTTTGACTCACCATCGAGGGCGCGGGCAGCACTTCGTAGAGAAGCAGCCGCTCCTCGTTCGTTGCCTCGAGCGATCTGATTGCGAGCGTCAGTTGTGCGGTTCAATGCATCTTCACGCATTTGTGCCGCATCCATAACTCTTGGGTTTGAAGTTGGTCTTGCACCAGCAGAAACAACCATGTCCTTGTAGGCAGAATCGATACGATCCTCGGCGGCTGTAATTGCTGCGTTCACTACTTTCTTTGGAGTCTTTGGGCCGCTTTCGCCTTCTGCTTCTCCCGCTCCGCCAGCCCCACCAGCCGAACCACCACTTCCACGACCGTGTGAAGATTGATCGTGTCCTGGGTGCTTGACGATCTCATCGTCTGCTTCTACGGACTTCCCCACACCTCGAGCAATTGCGCTGGCAGATGTATTTAAACGCTTAGAAAACGAGAAAGCATCAGAGGCTTCTTCGTTGTAATTCTGATCTTCTAAATTTGTGACGGCTCTATCTACTGCATTCTTTGCTTTCTTTATAGAGGACACGGCTTCATCCGTTGTCTTAGCGCCCGTTGCCTCATTTAGATGTCGCGCTGCTTCTCTCATATTTTGAGCAGCAGGGCGAACCGCACTATCTTGACGCGCTAAATCTGTAACATTGTCTGAAAGGCCTCGAGCATCCGCTTCATGCCCTTCAATTGTTGCCTTTTGCTTTGAACTAAGTTCAGAGTCAGCACCTTCTGCTGCACCTGCCGCACCACCTGCGCCTCCAGCGCCACCGCTACCGCGACCGTGAGAGGACTGATCATGACCAGGGTGCTTTACGATTTCTTCTGTTAATTCTTCAACCTGAACCAGGCTTGACTCGCCATCTACGCTCTTTGCAAGAACCAACTGGCAGTTAGGGTTTGCAGGGCGATCGACAAGAGATACTTCCACAATCTGTCCGTCAATGATGCGGCCGTTTGCAGCCTTTTGATCACGGACAACGCGTGGAGATTTAATACCGATTGAGAAGCCGCGAAGGACTCCTGCGTCAACTTTCTTAACGCTTACTGGATCGACAACATGGGCCATGATGTAGTGGCCGTCTGCCTTGGCTTCATATTCCTTGGCAACTCCTGCTGCAATACTTGAATGCTGCTCGCGGATATTGCCGCCCGACTTAAACCAGGCTGGCATTGCACGATCAAGCCACGCTGCGTCACAAATCTGCTGGTCAATATCTACAGAGTCGTCTGTTGCTTTGCCGTAAACCATAAGAGTTCCATCGGCTTGGCGGTCAGCCTTCTCAATACTGAAATACGAGGTGGTTAAATCGTTCATTCCTACTCCTTCATTAAGCACTGTAAGTTATAACAATTGCGCCAGTTGCAGAAGCGGCAGCAGAGATACCGTAAATAACATCGTTTGGATAAACATATAGAACTTGCGAGGCAGCGGCTGGAATTGTGCGGCCAATTGTTGCGCCTGATGATGTAATGCTGGAGTCACCTATAAAGATTGCAGAGCCGTGGCCGTTGTAAATATTTACAGGTGTTAAAGGGCGAGCGTTTTTATCTACCGTAAATAAAATTGATGCTGTTGTGAGGGTGCTTGCGTTAATGTGTTTGGTTGCCATTTAATCCTCAATCCTTGTAAGGCTAGGTGTATTACTTTAGCAGTTTTACCGTGTGGGTACTGGGATTAGCGTAGCGCCTTCAGGAATATCTACGCCAAAGTCAGGAATTACTGGAAGCAATACGCATCGGCAGTTGGGGTGGGCTGGGGGTTGCGTGTTTCCCGAGTTAAAGGTCTCGCCAAGATTTACAACCTGCCCCGCGTTGATCGCGCACTTTGGGCAGGGGTCAGATACTTCCCATTCCATTTGCTGAATCTGCATTTCGCGGTATCGGTTGACTGTTGCTGCTGACATGGCGCGGTTCTGTTCGGTGATTGCAATCGTTAACGCCCTGGCTGGATTGGCCACGGACTTGTTAATCAGTTTGGCGGCCTTCTGTGAGGACATACCCATTTCAACTGCGTCAGCAATTGCGTTGCCAATATCGTTAATGGTTGTGGCAGAGAGTTCTTTCAAGGTGATCCCAAACTGCGCCAGGAACTGCTGGAAAGCCTTCGTTGGGCGCAGCAAAAGGGCTGCAGCCAGGTCACCTGGACTCCAAGTCTCCCAATCAATCCAGGAAGGATCGACTGCCTTGTTGCGTTCTTCCGCCATAGCGACCCATTGATCGGCCGCTGCTTCCCCAGTAACCCACGCCATGGCCCAGGTTCGTTCCAAAACAGGGATTAGCGGAGAAGGATTTACTCGAACATTGAGCAAGACCCATGCGCGGGCGCGAGCGCGATTCTGCGCTAAAGAGTCGCTTTGGTTTGGCTGTGTTTCCAAATAAGCGTCGTAGATATTCTTAGAGTCGATCGATTGAAGAAGCGCTGCCCTTATCTTGAGAGCGTTCTTTGCCGCAATGCGCCCGTCTGCCTTGAGAGCGCCTCGAATCATGAAAGGTAAGCCTTCGCTAACGCTCTCGCTGACTCCAAATCGCCTTCATAGGCGCAACGGTTGAGTGCATCGGCCACGATCGGGTCTAGGGATTTAAACTCGAAGAGACGAGCGCGCTTTCCCTTGTTGGCCCACTTCATGAAAGCCTTAACTTCGGTCTTGGTTTCTTCTTCGACCTTATCTTCGGCCTCAACTTCTTCCTTTGGCGTTGGCTCGCCCTGCGGCTTCTCACCAATCTGAGTGACAGGCGCGGTAGGCGTTGCATCAGGGCCTTCAAGAGTTGGAGCAGAGGTGACCGTGGCGGCATCAATGATTCCGTCAGGGCTGAAGAGATACATCGAAGCGCCCGACACGAGGATCGGCATATCAGCCTGTGGTGTATCAAGCAAAGGTAGCCCGATTTCGCTGCGGCGTTCGTTGATTGTCTTGCCCGCGCTGGTCACATCGATTTGTGCCTTGCGGGAGTTGCTCTCATCGTCAATACGGCGAGAGGTCATCATCTTGAATTCCAACTCGCGTGGCATACCAAGGTATGTGTAAGAAATATTAGTCAGCATTTTGCTGATCCAGTTAACCAAAGGCTGCGTTCCGATTGCTTCGGCTGTTGCTGCGCGGCCTTCTTCAAATCCTGCACCGCCAAGACCTACGCTTGGGGCAAATCCAATCTCACCAGGCTGCACACCGTAGTGACCACAAATGGAAGTGATCAGATAGTCATCGAGGGTTGACTTGAACTTCTCGCCATAGCCTTCGTACTGGATTGGCTTCATGCCTGTTGGCAATAGGCGAGCGCGCTTGCGCTGCTCTGTCTGTCCTGAGAGGGCATCGTTGAAGATATTCTCGTACGCAAGCAATAGTTCAGGGTTAGTTCCCCACTCTGCATCGGTTTCGAACATCAGTTCGGGTAGAACGCCATCGGTATATTCCGCTCTGATCCATTGCTGGCGGCGAAGATAAATGTCTGCCAAAGGAAGCGCTCGCTCCGTTGGGCTGAAACCATAAGCCGACATGGATCGGCGGTTGCGCACCATATAAGCCAAATCGTCTGAAGTGAACTCTCCGTCTGCCTTTGGATCGTCATCGTTTGCGGTGAATTCGGCGCGTGGGAAGCCATAGAGGATCTGCTGGAAGGCCGCGTTAGGCGACATAGGGCGCATACCGCGATCGTCAAGGAGTGGCTTAATAGTTGACCCATCGAGGATTTGTAGGCCGAATAAATCGCCTCCAACGCTGCGCTGTGGCCATACTGCCCAGGCATCAATCACAAGAATCTCTTCTAGCGCGATCATCAGCCAATCGGAGAAGGTTAGACCGTTTGCGCGGTCAGGATTCTCCCAAAAGGTGCGAAGTCGGTTGATCTCATCGGTGTATTTCTCGCGGGCTTTGGCCATAGCGCGAACATGATCCCCGCCAGCCGTTGCTGCAATCTTTTCAGAAGCGTCTGTGCCGAGGGTAATATCCCACTCAAGCCCAGTTACCTTGTTCTTGATAACTTCAATGCAGCGGCGAAGAATGTCGATCTGATCTGCGCTCGCTCGCAGCGTTTGGAAAGGTACAAGGCGGGTAGCCGTAATGTTTATGTTCTGTGCTACCTGATATTCGTAACGGCGCGGTTCAGGGCGGCCAGTTTCAGGGTTTACAGGGTTGATCGCACCAGGTGTGATCGGGTTGCCAGGGCCAAAAGGCACACCAGCAAGATAGGGGCTGCGTGGCAGCGGGTTAGAGTTGCCGTAGTTCTGCTGTAGTTGGTTTGCAATAGCCGTCATCTCCGCTTGGGACATAACAACCGATCCTGCGGGCAGGTTAGGTTTCTTTTCTACTTCGCCTTGCAGTAGTGCCTTTGCGATACGGTCTCTTAGACCCATGTGTATCTCCTTTTACTGTTAAGCGTGAACAACCACTCGATACTGATTAGAGGTTGGCGCGACTGAGAACAACAGCGTGATTGCGGTTGTGCTTGTGTGCTGAACATCGCAGATAACTTCAGCGTAAGGGCTGGAGTTGTCGTAAATGGTAACAATTACATCTCTTGTGTCAAGGTTATGGGTGATCGTGTAAGAGGTCGCTGATCCATCGCCAACATTAGCCGCGTACTTTGTGACGACAACTGCGGTGTTAATGCCTACTGTGTCAGCGCCAACAGAAATGCCTGTTCCAGCGCCGACTGCAAAGGTCGAACCAGTTAGCGTTAAACCGTCACCAGCAATATATGTACCCGCACCCGAGAATTGTGCAAATACGATTGGGTCTGTTCCAACCGTTGTGACTTCGTCAACGCAAACCCATCCTGTGTTAGCCAGGGTAGTTCCGTTATCTACAAAGGTAAAGTCTCCGCCAGCGATTTCTGCAGAGGTGTCAAAATCTGTAGCGCGTGTAAGCACCCAGTTTGTAGAACCTGTTCCAACAGTTGTTAAAGTGTAAATACCGTTCTGAGAAGTTGTTGTTTGATTCTTTACAAGAATTCGAGCGTTGAGGCTTGGCGATGTTCCGTCTGTTGTGAAGGCTGCTTGCGCACCAGCGTTAGTCAAGGTTGCGCCTACGCCGCTTGATCCATTGCTATAAGTCGCATTTAAGTTTGCAGTTGTGGCTGCAAAAGAAGCCGCGTGAATATTTAAGCCCTGCGCTACATCATCTACATACTGCTTGTTGGCCGCATCTGTTGAAGCAACAGGTGAAGCAAGGTTTGTGATCTTATAAGAGGCAAGCGACACATCTGTTGTTGGAACTGCCAAGGCAGACAGATTGATTGCAGAGTGAGCGGTGTTATCGTGGACTGGTGTTCCGTGGGTGTGATCCGCACGAGCGACATCTACTGAAGATCCGTTGCTTGAAGAAGCGCCAAAAGTAGTCTGTGCCGCAACATTGCCAAAATCAGGCATCTCGTGGACATGGTCTTCACGCGCTGGTGCTGATCCTGTTCCAACTGCTCCGTTTGCACCGATTGCTTCGGCTTGAGGTGTTGTGTTTGTAAGGGATGGCGTACCATGGGTGTGATCTGCTCGCGCAAAGTTGGTTGATGATCCATTGCCGCTGGTAGCGCCATAAGTTGTTTGTGCGGTTACTGTTCCAAAGTTATCAATCTGTGTCCAGGTTGATCCATTGTCAAAATAAAGTAAGTAGTTATCGGTTGCGTAGTAAAGACGACCAGCCTCACCTGCTGCAGGGCGACCTGAAAGAGTTCCGTAGGTGACCTGCGCGTTGGCCTGTGTGCTTTCCCAGCCTGTACCGTTGTAAAAGTAGAGTTCGTTATCAACTGTGTCGAAGTAGATCTGTCCAGCCGCAGGTGATGCAGGGGCAGTTCCAAGGTTCTGAACAACCGCGTTCTGCAGTTCGTTCTTGTTGAGGTCAATTCCAACTAGAAACTTGCGTGACATGGCTTCTCCTAAATGATGTAAGCAGTTCCAGCAAAAGCCGAACTGAAAGTGATAACCATTCGATTAACACTAGGATAACTGAAAGTGCCTTCACAATTCGTTCCTGCGGAGTCTAAGACTACCGCCGTTGGGTATCCGTTGAGGTTGTGATTGATAGTCCAAACCGCGCTGGATACCGCTTGAGTGTGCGTGTAAAAAATATCTGATGATGCAAATGTGCCTGGTTGTCCTTGCGGGCCTGGGCTTGAGACGGTGATCGTTGGGGTTTCATTGATAACCGTGATGATCGGAATGATTGGTTCAACAACGATTACTTCGTCAGCCATTATCGAGTCACCTCGGCGCTTACGATCGCTTGCCCTTGCACCAATCGGGTAACAACTGCGGTCGGTGTTGCAGGAGATGTAATCTCAAGGTCGTAGTAATACGATCCTTCGTCTATCGCCCGCGTTTGTGTCGCCGTTGCGTGAATCGCAATAAGACCAGTTGCGCCTGTAATGGTGATTCCGCCATTAGCCGTTGTAAGCGTAAGTACCGCCTCCGCAGAAGAAGGTAATGAGCGAATCTGTAGAGCGGCCGTATAGTTAGTGATATTAACAGGAGTGCCGTTAGGATTATCGTAGTTAACATTTAGAAACCAATCTGCGCCCTGGTCGATTTCTACATTGTACGCGACTGCCATTTAGACTCCTTCGACCTCTTGCGTTGGCGTAATCATAGCGCTTCCGCACTTAGAACAATGCGACATTTGCTTTGGCATAGGCAACCCGCAACTTGGGCAGAAGTTTGCAAGCGATCCGAAGTAGTTTGCAATCGTCATCTTGCCAAGCAGATCAGAGAAGGCTTGTACCAGCGCATCGATACGATCGGGGGAGTTTGTATCCTCGGGTGTCCATACCGTCATCTGATCTTCCAGCGTATTAAAAAAACCAACATGGTGGATACGGCCCTGCTCATACATCGCGGCAACTGGCTCGGCTCTTAGGCGCTTGCCCACATGGGCGCGGACTTCACGGATCGGTAACGAGTGGCGCACCTGCTTGAGAACGGCAGAGACCATATCGCCACCCTGGTTAACTTCCACCAGGATCGAATCGGCTTTCCACTCATCAAAGACCTCTACCGCTTTACTGGCCCAATCCAGGGGTGATCCACGGAATGAGTAGTCGGCCAGGACATATCCGTGGCCAGCAGCGTCTGATCCGCACACCACGATTCCAGTCTCATCGCTGCCTTCGTGATTAGTTACAGCAGGGTCAATGCTTACGGTGATTCGGGCCAACGCTGGGCGTTCTGCAATACGGTTACGATCAATCAGGCCCTTTGTCCATAGTGCGCCTTCGACATCTTCCAAGATCTCGCCGTATAACTCCTGACGGCCCAGGCGTGTGCCGTTGTATCGGGCCTGAAGTTCCATAAGGGCGGCTGGTGCAAGGTTGGCTGCGTTATCAAAGGTCGAACCGCGTGTGATCACAACAGAACCGTCTTTACGCCCCGCCAAGGATCGGATCATGGGTGTTGGGCGTGGCGTGGTGGTAACAATGACCTTCGGGTGCGTTCCAAGGCGAAGCCCGAACTGCAACTGATCCCAAGCGTCTGTATATCGGTATGCGGCCAACTCATCGCACCAAGCGCCGTGGTGTTGCGGGCCACGGAAGCGGTCAGGTTCGTCTGCCGAGAATAACTTCATGCGCGATCCGTTGGTTAAAACTATCTCGCCAATGGATCGGTTGTAACTCTTGAGCATCTTATATCGGCGCAGAACTGATAAGACCCCCGACTCGCCCTCAGCGCAGGTGTCGCGGGCATCGGAGAAGGTTGGAGCAACTATTGCCCAGCGCGTCAAAGGCTGCCGTATCGCCTCCCAAGCCAGCCATTCGGCCGCCGTACGGGTTTTGCCAGCGCCTCGGCCAGCCATATAAAGCCAGGTTGTCCAATCACCCTGCGGTGGGAGTTGTTCCGCTCTCGCCTGTTCCACCTTCCAGCGGTAACGGGCCGCCTTGATCCACAGATTGGATGACTTGGATGATTCGTTCAATGTCTCGGTCAATATCTCCGCTGCCGTCATAAGTAATCACCTCCGCCTGGACTCTTTGTGCTGCATCTAATCCGAGTAGTCTTGCTCTTCTTTCCATAAGGCGCAAGACCGTGTTGATCGCCTTGTCGTCACCTTTCAGCGCCCGATTCCATACGGCCACCTGCATACGATCCAAACGGTCAAGTTCCTGGGTTCGGACTTCCTCTGCAGGTTCAGCCATCACCCGCTTGATCGCTCGCTTGTAAGCGGCGTAAGCCCCAGTAGCGTCTGCGTAGCCTGTTTGCTCCGAGATACTTTGCCAGGTCAAACCAGCGCGGCGGAGTTCCAACACGCGGATCTCTTTCTCCACTAGTTCGGGGTCGGGTACTTTGCTATTTTGACTCATACATTGATTACATCTCGGTCAAAGGTCGCATTACAACCAGGGCGGAAGGGAATGGGGCAGAGTTGGGTTGATCCCCAAACTTCAAGCGCCCACGGATAAAACGCACCTCGTGGCGGATACAGGAGTCGTGCCACCAGGAAGTATCCGTACGGCTTGGGACAAGGCACACGATCGCTCCTGCGCCCTTTTGGGCTTCCAGGTCGGCCTTACGCATCCATTCCTTGATCGTGCGGCCGTATGGCGGGTTTAGGAAGATATTGCCCCCCTGGGCATCAAACTGCCAGGATCGTAGAAAGGCATCCCGATATTCAGGCTGGGGATGGTCAGGGCCATACCAAAGGTCACAAAGGGCTGAAGATTGAAGGGCTGCGGCATCTAAGGCAAAGTTGAACTCTTTATCCAGGGCAGCGTAGTAATCCTTGGGCGTTGTCCAGGTGTCATCTTCGGAGGACTTATATGCCTCGCCCCGATAAAAGCCCTCGCTCACTTCGTCTCCACTAATTCAGCAGACTTGCCCGTGAACTTCTCCCAGCGAGCCAGGATCACATCGCAATATTGCGGGTCAAGTTCGATTATGCGGCATTTACGAGCGGTCTGCTCGCAAGCGATAAGGGTCGAGCCTGATCCCCCAAAGGAATCTAGGACTATATCCCCAGGCCTAGAAGAGTTAAGCAGCGAGCGCTGGATAAGTTCAATGGGCTTCATCGTTGGGTGCAGTTCGGAGCGGCTTGGGCGTTCGATTTCCCAAAGGTCGGACTGCTTGCGATCAGCAACCCCCACCAAGCGTGGCGCTTCTTCGTTCCAGCCATACCAAATCGGCTCATATTGGGTGTGGTAATCCTTGCGCGACAGCACTAGACGATCCTTGGCCCAAATGATCGTGCTGCTCCAATGGAAGCCAACTCCTCGAAGGTTGCGGTCGATTACAGGCCATTCCTGGGCGCTCATAACCAGGTAAATCGGTGCGCCTGGCTCGGAGTTCTCCTTCATCAAGCGGCAAAAGCCCTCTACGAATTCATCCCATTGGCCTTCGTTCATGTGGTCGTTCATGATCGTGCGGACTTTATAGCCCTGCTGGTTGCCTTCATCAACCGCGCCGTAGTTCACATTCCACGGTGGGTCTGTCCAAATAAGGTGTGCCTTCTCATCGCCCATCAAGCGTGTAAAGGTCAATTCTTCTGTTGAGTCGCCGCAATACAGCAAATGGTCGCCCATCTTCCATATTTGGCCAATCTCGGTGCGGTGCTGCACCTCTTCAACTGACGGTGCGTCATCGATCTCTTCCTCGATAACAGGCTCGGGTACATCAAAGCCTAGTTCTTCAATATTCCAGTCGGCATCCTGCAACTCAAGCAGCGTTTCAGCCAGGACAGCCTTGTCCCAATCGGCCAACTCTGCGGTGCGGTTATCGGCCAGCGCATAAGCCTTGGCGGTGTCGGCATCCCAATCGTCAGGGGCAATACTTACATCAATATGAGTCCAGCCCAGGGCCTTGGCCGCTTCGAGCGTTCCGTTTCCCGCCAGGATCAATCCAGCCGTGGTGATCACAATCGGTTTACGCTGCCCAAACTTGGTAAGGCTCGCAGCGATCGCATCCAGGTTCTTCTTGGAGTGCGTTCTTGCGTTCTTTGGGTCAAGCGTTAAATCTGTGAGTAGCCTTCTCTGAACTTCCATCGCCGCCTTCTTTACTTGGTTAGGTTCAATCTTGCATCTAATAAATCATCCACGCTATCCATCAGGAGTTGGCGCTTTTGGTGGGAAAGTCTGTTGCCATAGCGATCTTCGAGCATCTCTCTAATATTGCTGAGTGCTTCATCAATCTCAGCAATCGTGACTTCTCCCTCAATAACGATCATGGCGTTGATTTTACTCTTTGTTTCGCCTTGAGCGCTTCTCGTTAATCGCTGCCACATCCTGTTCACGATAATAGACATTACGGCCTACTTTCTTCACCCATACCAGTTGCTTTCTGTGTTGCAATTGGCGCAAGTTGTTCATTTTGATATTGAGAAGCGCCGCAACTTCGGCAGCACTTAACAACCCTTCGTTGTCTACCATCCTGGAATATCCGCTTCGGCTTTACGCTTTGGCGCACCCTTTGGAATCACGCCAATATCGCTGGCGTTGATTTCAAGCGCGGTCTTTTCAGTTCCGTCTTTGCCCATAAACTTTGACTGCTTTAGCGATCCTGTAACAATAACGGTGTCACCTTTAGACAAGGCATCTACCAAAGACTCAGCCTTTTCGCCCCATTGAACGACTCTGAACCACATTGTTTCGCCATCGACCCATTGTTCGCCTTTGCGCTCGCGGGGTGTATAAGCCAAACTGAAAGTTACAAGGCCTGTATCTCCGCGCCCTGTTTTTACAAACTTCAACTCGGGGTCTGATCCGAGGTTGCCTTTTACTGTCACTTGAATGCTCATAATGCTTCCTTCCGATTTAGTTCTGTAATCTTACCGTCATTTTGTAATAAAACAATTGAGCCATCGGGTTTTACAAACGGCGTGTCTTCGGGTTGATTCCAAGAGGACACCATCCAGCCTTTATCCGTGGCGTAAGCGGGCTTCATGTGGATCGAGTCCGTTCCCATGTTGTGGCATTCGTGGTGAACCCATATTAAGTTGCTGGCTGAGTCTTTCCCGCCCCTGGACTTCAACTTGCGGTGGTGCAGCGCCATAGAAGGAGCGGTCGATCTACCGCAGGTTTCGCAGTAGCCAGCCGCTCGTTCTAAGACCAGGTTTACAATCTCGTGTTTAATCGCCATCCTCTTCGTCTTCCCAATCTCCTGGGTCGACCGTTGGATGGTCAACTCGTAAGGGAAGCCCAAATGGTGAGTCCATACTCATCAGTACCAACCTCCTCGCAGGTCTTGCCCTGCTTTCTTTTTCCAAAAGCCCCACGCTTGGCAGGGAGTGTCATAACGCTTGTAGATATATCGCAGCCCCGCATCGATCTGCACCTGCGGATCTTTAGGCCGTAATGGAAATTTGTAATTCAACCAGGTCGAATCCAAGAACTGTGGGATACCAAATGCGCTGGAACGAGGGTTCTTAGCCTTGGAGTTCCACCCGCTTTCTTTATGCCACAACAGCACCAGGCATTTATGTTCCTGCCGATCCCACTTGTAATTCATACGCATGGCATAGGCGGCATATTGCTTTGGTTCTAGTTGCTTGATCCGTTGCTGCTGTGTCATCACAGGGGCTTGGGCTTCGGCGTGAGAAGCGGCTACAAGTCCTACCGCTAAAGCGGCGCTTAGAAGGACTTGCACATTGGCACGAATAGGCTACTCGTTCCGCCCCTTTCGACAGGCTTCGCAGAGTTGTTCTCCAAAATGCCACGCACCATACGCGCAGCGGTTGATCATTGAGTCCATTTTCAGTTCCTCTCGGTTCGGGAATGGGTCGGGTTTATTTTACCCCGACAGGTTGCCAGTATGGGCCGTCAAACGCCTTACTGTGAGCCAAGCCACTCGGTTCAAGCAGGACTATCTCCCTAGAGTATTTGGCCATGCCGTAATCTACAAATCGATCGTAAGCGTGAACAGCATCTAAAGCGTTTGGATAGCGCCGAGAAAAGGTCACCGATCCGTCTTCAACCACCTGGATCATGTATTCATTCATTCTGATTCCTCCCTAAATGTAAAGGAATGCTTACAATCTTTGCATTCCACGGTTTGGTCTACATTTCCCCAATCGTCTGTTTCGAAGTCCTCTTCCCAAACAGCCGCGCAGGTTGTTTTATTGTCCTGGCAAGATTCACACATTTCTGCGCAAACAATCTCTCGAGTTATCGTGTGGCCAAGCGTTCCTGATCCATGCCAGTACCCCATCA